GTTCACGTATGTCATCCACGCATCGGCCCAGTCACGCTCCAATGCTGACAGTGCTTTGAACACCACCATGCAGACAGCGGCTTGGGATGTTGGCACCGTGGCATTGTCGGGATCGTTCTTGATTGACTCCAATGACGGTAGCTGGTCAGCCAGCTTGAGGAATGACATGAAGTCTGCGGCGGCTCGGACACCGATGGTACCCATGAGTGCTGCCTGTAACGTGTCATCGTCTAGCCCCTCACGGCGTTGCAAGATGTCGCTCGCTGCGTGTAGTGAACGTGGCGTGCAGAACGCGGCCCGATCCACAGCTTTGGGATGGAAGATGTACTGGTTGTCATCTGGATTCGGTACATCGCGGAAGTCCTGCATGACCTCGGGAGTCTCTTTGACCCAGCCGAGTATCGTGTGATCGACACCGTTACCAATGCCCCACTCGACCCACTCCATAGCGGTGGGCTTCTTAGTCTCGACGACTGTGACACGGTTACGGGCATGTGCAGGTAACAGATCACCCACACCCTCGCTGCCGAGGTTGGTCGTGGCGAATATGATGGAGTCGGGGTGCAGTGTGTAGCTGCCGATCTTACGTTCGAGGATCAAACGTAGCAGGGCATTCTTGACTGCGGGGTTGGCCTTACCGAACTCGTCAATCATCAGGATGATCGGCTTGTCGTTGTGGGCACCCAATTCCTCGTTGGTCAGGTATGTCACATAGCCGGTGCCGTTATCCAGCTTGGCGATGTTGGGTATCGTGATGTCACCCAAGTCCTTGGTCGTGCAGTCGAAGTAGCACGGCACATGATCCGGTTTTGCTGCTGCAATTGTGGTAAGCAGTGATGACTTACCTGTACCCATGTGGCCTTGAAACACAATTGTTCGGGTGTCACCGATTGCTAAGGCCAGCGATTCGGATTGGTCGAGGTTCAGTGCGTAAGTTTGTTGTGCATAGCTCATGGCTATCTCCTTTCCGTTTTGTTGTTTTGGTTTTGTGTATGAGTCATACACAAAGTTGGTTAGTGGTAGGCGGTATCGCCTTGTGGTGAATCACCATTATACATGGTATTTCGTGTTATGTCCAGCTACCTACCGACCTCAGAGATCCAAGGACGGTAGTTTGCTGATGATGTCTTTGACCTGCTGCTGCTTGTCCAGACGCAGTGTCTCGCTGTTCTTGAGCGCATCGGTGTTCACGCCGTACAGCGCATCCTCTAGCTGGTCTGCAATTGCAGTCATCTGGGTGTCACCGGTCAGGTTGAAGTCACGCATCATACGTATCAGCTCTAGGGACGTGTCGAAGACGCTATCGTATAACTTGTTATATTTCTGGTTACCCTTGGCATCTAGCTCATCTTTCGGGGATAGCTGACGCAGCACAGTCTCTAGGTTCTTGTGCAACCGCGCCCAGATGTCATCCATCGCGGACTCAATAGCCCCACGGTAGAACGAGTCATACTGCTGCTTGATAACTTCTTGCTGCTCGTTGGGTATGTCGAGTCGGAAGTCACCCGCATCGGGCAATGGCTGGACAGCCAGATTCCACCCGAACTTTCTGCGTAGCTCGTCAACCGGCGGGTAGTCATCGTGACTGAACATGTTACCTAGCTCTGCCATCGCGGTAGATGTACGCCACTGGTACGCATCCTCGAACAGTTGGTACAGTCGATGGAACTCTTGCTCCAGATCCGTCATGGTGTTCTGGTAGTCGAAGTATTGGGATGTCGGTACCAGACGCAGCCCCATGTCAGACCACGGCAGGGTCATCGCGTAGTGAGTGTTGCGTGCATTACCTACAAACTTCTTTAGGTCTTCCAGCTCAGTACAACCGGCGAGCAGGTTCTTGTTGTAGTTACCGGCTTTGGCTGACGCGCCGTTGTCCGCTGCAACCTTACGCGAGGCTGACTTGTCGAGCTTACGCGCAGTCCACGTTGAGATGTTTAGCTGTACCAGCATGGCAGATGAACTGATGCTCGGTGCGTTTACGGTTGGGCCTTGGGCCAGTTGATGAATGTTGTGTGCTTGTTCCATTGGGAACTCCTTATCGTTGGTTTTGGTTTGTGTATAAGTCATACACAAAGTTGGTTAGTGAACTGATACAAGCACCGCGCTCTTGCGTAGTGCCATGAGGTTGACGGTGCCGTGGCGTCGGCAGTCGAGATACTGAACGCCGCCCTTGATGTAGACGCGCTCGGGCATGTCGAGTAGACGGAACAGCACATTGAGTCGGGACTGCGTGGTGCGCGACGGTGCGAGTACCTTACGTCCGTTCACCTCCTTCTCGTATCCGCCACAGGACACCCATAACTTCTTAACCCCATCTCGATTCGACATGGTGGCAATGCGGTTGCCGTGTAGTAACAGGTCGAGACTGCGGGTGGCGTGGTTGAACACGGACTGCGTGTTAGCCATTGATTTGGTCTCGCCCTTGATGAACGCACCGACAATTTCTTTTTCTATCTTACGCATTACTTACCCCCGTGAAATGTTGAGTTGAACGCCTTGCGTCGGCGGTGCAATTCCATCGCGCAGTAATGCCGCTCGTCTGCGTACTGCCCACACTTAGGATTGTCGGGGTTGGCCGACATCGCTGCGGCACAGTCCTGCATGACATGAAGTAGTGAGTCGAGGCTCATGCCCTTGGTCATGGCTATGTACTGCGAGTGCCAGCGCCCCGTACCATCGTTGTAATCTGACATTGCTGTCTCCGTTCTGTTAGTTTTGGTTTTGTGTATGAGTCATACACAAAGTCTGTGCCGGGGGTGTGTAGATAGTTCTGTGTAACACAAAATTCTCCTTCCCCCACCGACAAGAGATATTGTCTCACATATAACGTGTTATGTCAAGTAGTGGTGAGGTGTGGTGAGACGTGGTAGGAAGTGTAATGTTACGTAATGTTACGCAATGTTACGTCCTATGGGCGGGCAAGTCCTTGATTTTAAAGCAATGTTACATTGTGCCGATTTTAGGGAAATTGAGAGGGTCAGCGCGAGAGTGTGTGGGAAAGGTAACAATAGTTCTGTGTAACGAGATTTTCTGCAAGTAGACCCTCTTAATCTACCCCGTATATATATTTTCTTAAAAACGTAACATTATAGATAAATATATAAATATAGTCTTTTTTCTATAGTGCAATAATCCTAGTTAGTCTCAGATACCATTAGATACAACGAGGATAATGTTACGTTTTGCCTCTCAAAAACGTAACATTAGGGTAACATTACGCGACAAACGTAACATTAGGTCTGTCGAAAACGTAACATTGTGCCGCACCTCTAATCTAGGAACTGGTTTCGTGGTAACGTGTTAGTTTGTGTATGATCTATACACAAAACGTGTCAGCCTGTGCCGCACATCTAATCTAGGAACTGGTGTCAGGGCGCAACGCATCACGCATCCCGCGCACCTCTAATCTAGGAACTGGTATCGAAAAATTCGAGACAAAAAAAAGCCCCCTTGCGGGGGCTTCGGTTGGTGGGTTGGTGGATTACTTGTTGAGTCCTAGTGAACTCTCGATGGTAGGCGCTGGTTCTTTGTTATATGCCTCGATGGCTAAAGCCATGATTTCAACAAAGCGCGCCTGCCCTGTCAGGTCATACTGCGCGACGGTGTTTAGCATTCTAACCAGACGCGGATCGCGGATTTCTGGGGGGAGCACCGATGTTTTCGCCTCGGTCACTGGGCCAGACTCGATGTGCGTATCGGTTGAGACGCCGCCGGTTTGGGCATCCTTACCTTTGGCAGTTTGCGCTTTCGGCGCTTTGTTCGGCGCTACCGTTTTGGTCTCGAATGGCGCTAGCAGTGAGATCAATTGGTTGCGAAGGTTCGCCATACCAGAGGATACTATATTGTTAGCCCTACCCTGCGCCGCCGTGAATTTCTTAACCTTCGCGGCCTGCGCTTTGGTGACGGGTTTCTTGTTGCCAGCACACAGTTTTAGCTTGTGTGCCTTTACCGTGTCGCGATCCATGCCCTTGATCTCGGCCAAGGTAAACCCGTCAAACGTGCGGCCAAAGCCTTTACTACGCGAAGCGATAAACCCAGTCCGAAGCTGCGCGTACACTTCAGGATCGCCCTTCGTTTCGTAGGTGTCCGCTATTGTGATCGTTGGTTTCCCAGCTTTCACGAAGCGCGACCCGTCCGCGCTGCGCTTTAGTCCGACCATCCGCGCCGCAATCACGCGGGCATTTTCTGAAGCGCTGAAGTAGTTAGTGGCTGTCTCAATTAGATTTGGCATAATGCCTTTCTCCGTTTTGTTAAGTTAACGCCGGGGGATCACCCCGCCGACGCCCCAAATTATAACACCATGACGTGTTAGACGCAAGTAACCCGTGGCATATGGCGGTAGATAGTGGTTTTTTGTGTATAACCCATACACAAAACCGGCAAATCTGACCCCACCGCCCCCCGACCCCCCGCGCACGTCTTGTGACTCCCGTGCATGCCTAGTATTACTAATCTGCGCGAATAATCTGTATCCCCAGCAATTTGCCCCCTTTTCTTGAGGCCGTTCCCTACTAATCTCCACACAGGAAACCCCCCACCCCAAAAATAAAAGTCCCCCCGAAAAAAATTTTTGTACCACAAACCCACGTTTCTAAAGGGCTGTGCGGTTATTCGGGTTATTCAGACCCCCCGGCACACCCGGCACGTAAATACTTGTAGAAAATTTGGTTACACAGAAGTAGTTACGTGGGGGTGTCCACAAAATCACATACATAGCGTTTTGGACTTTTTGGACTTTTAGTCTGTTTGTCTCCTGTGGTTTTTGGTGTATATTCGCGCCAACGACTTATAGTCTGCGTACAATCTATGACCCTATTTATAGAACCTGAAATCGGTGTACCTCTTGCGGACGACGTACCTAACGTCGATCTGAAGGAACGTGCGGAAGCGGCGTGCAATACGGCGCTGAAACTATCCGAACACGGTTTAGACTTGGAACCCACTGGAGAAGATGAAGACACTGCTGCGAGGTTGGCTTTGGCGTACGCTGATGATCCTGAAAAAACTTCTAAAAAGGTTACTACGAAGAAGGCGGCGAAACTTACGCCTGCATCTATTGTACTTACGAACAATATCCTCCAAGAGTTCGGACACTCTGTTGCAGAAAGCGCAACCCAGATCCGATACCTAGTTACTAACAAGCTGCTGCTGGAGTCGGAGAACGACGATCCACGCATACGGATTCGAGCTTTGGAACTTCTGGGTAAGATATCAGACGTAGGACTCTTCGCGGAGAAGACAGAAGTCACTGTAACGCACCAGTCTACAGATGATTTACGTAACAAGTTACGTGGTAAGTTAGAGAAGCTGGTTGAGCCAGTAGTGTCAGCAGACATAGAGGACGCCAACTACGAAGACATCGTGCTGAATGGTGAGGTGCTGAATCTGGATGAAGAGCTTGGCCTAGCGGTAGATGAGGTGGCTGAAGACGAGAGCGAAGCGGGCGAAGAGAGGAGCGAAGAAACCTACGATGATTGAGGCCGTTCCCGATTTTACCGAGGAAGAAGTCCAGAACATGCTGGACAACCTTGATGCGTTCTCTGACGAGGAGGTCATTGAGATCAATCGCATCGTGGACGAGCTTGCAGCGCGTAAAGTAAACGAAGCAGCGTACGACGACCTCATAGAATTCTGTCAGATGATGATGCCTGACTTCATTGTGGGCAAACACCACCGGATTTTGGCGAATATGCTGATGGCGATTGAGTCAGGAGACAAGGATCGCATCTGTGTGAACATCCCACCACGTCACGGCAAGTCCCAGCTTGTCTCTATTTTCTTCCCAGCGTGGTTTTTAGGGCGAAATCCGAACAAAAAGGTGATGATGGTGTCGCACACCACTGATCTGGCTGTGGATTTTGGTCGTAAGGTGCGAAACTTGATCTCCACAGACGCCTACCAGTCTGTTTTCTCCACGGTACAGCTTGCTAGTGACTCTAAATCGGCTGGTAGATGGAACACTAACGTGGGTGGTGAGTATTATGCGTGCGGTATTGGCTCCGCACTGGCTGGTCGTGGCGCAGATCTGCTATTGGTGGACGACCCACACTCGGAACAGGACGTAATTAACGGCAATTTTGCTGTTTTTGAGAAGGCATACGAGTGGTTTACCTTCGGTGCACGGACTCGTCTGATGCCGGGCGGCCGTGTTGCAATAATTCAGACCCGATGGCACATGGATGACCTGACGGGACGTGTGACACGCGACATGTCGCAGAATGAGCGGGCAGATGAGTACGAGATCGTCGAATT